GAACCTCTTGATTTTGTAATATCATTAAACTGAACAGTGAAAACTTTTCCCATATATTTCTCTCTATTGTTATTAATTTCTTCAAGCATTTCATCAGTAAAACCTGATGTACTTCCTTTAATTGTTCCTTCATCGTTTTCAAACATCAAAGCACCGAATGTTTTTTCTCTTTTTGTACCTGGAGTACCTTCAATAAAACCAACAACTCTCATCTCAGCGTCAATTACCAATTTAAGTTTAAGTTGTCCTTTGCTTGTTCCATCTTTATAAAGCATATTAAAATCTTTAAGGATTGCTCCTTCAAGACCTTCTTTCATTTTTTCAGAAGTGAACTCATATGCTTCTTTAAGATTATTTACAATTTTATGTTCAATAACTCTAATATTATCAGAATTTATTTCAGAAATAATATTTTTAAGATTTTCAAATCTTTCTTTATAAGTTTGTTTTGGTAGATTCTTTTTATCTTTTGCTGCTGCAAGTATATAATCTTCAGGAGTTACAAAGTCCCATACTTCAAAAACAATATTTTCGTAAGGAACTTTATCAGAATTAAGCAAACCATTACCCAAACTTCTAGGTAAAATATATTCTCTTTTGGCTTTTTTGTGTTCTTCATAAGCTTCTTTTAGTATTTCTGCATCATTTGTTCCATTCTTTTTGTCTGCTTTTTCTAGTTTTGGCAATACTAAAGACATAATATTATCATCGCAGATTACTGTCATTTCTCCGTGTAAGTAACCTTCTTCAACATCTTTTAAAGCTTCTTCAAATAAAGGATATGAATAACTTTCACCGCTTCTTGATATGAATGAAGCAGAAGTTCCTGTAGTTGAACATTCTCTATATGTACCATCAGCTTTTAATTCAACGATAGCAGGAAAAGAAATGTTTTTTTCAATGTTTTTCTTTGTACCAATATCACATCTCATATAAATTGGTTTTGTAATTAAACCTTTGATTACCTTATTAATATTAGTTCTTCCCATATTAATTTTTAAATCTCTACCTAATATTTTTTCAATTACTTCTCTGTTCTCTTCTGACATATCTTCCAAAATATCTTCAACTAATGCAATAGCTGCATTACCAGTAACTTCTCTATTTGCCAATTTTTCTAATCTATCCAAACCGTCTGACAAATCTTTTCTATTTTCAGAAGAACCCGCTTTAACATTTTTCATAGTTACACCAAACGAATAAGCCACTTTGTCCATAGCCATTTTTAATACTCGTTTTAGTAATTCATTATCCTTATATTTTCTAAGAACCTCTAATTTATAATTAGTACCATTTTCTAAATTTAATTCTTCTAATATTTTAGATATTGTCATTTAATATTTCCTTTTATGTTTTTGTTAATATAATTATAACAGAATAATCTTAATCCAAGATTAATTTTAGCATATAACCGATATTATTTTTATCTTTTTTTCTATATGTCGATATTATATAAGTATTGATATATTTTGATAGCATACTATAACTCAAATTCTTAGGTATATTATCTCTAATATGACCTGAAAATTCCAACACTTTTCTATCTTTAAACCATAATTCATATTTTTTAAGATTTTTAAGCCTAGCAATTTCTGTTGATTTTGTTGTATCTTTTTTAAGAGCACCGTCTTTAATAAGTTTTATATCATCATACATAACAAATCCTATAGTATTCTCATATCCCTTTTTAACCCAATTACAAATTAAGTTCTTATTCTTATATAATTTAGGGTAACTAATTTTGTTATTTTTACAAAACAGTTTAAATTCTTCATTACACTCAAATCTATATTTCTTATTGGTTTTTGTATCTAATATTTTTATTTCTTTCTTAAGTTTTGATTCTTTACCTTTCTTCGAATCTGAAATATTTCTTCTGCCTTCTTCTGATACTTTTTTTCTATTTGGGAATTTTTTTCCTTTATTTGTAGAACCTCCATCTAGCCCATTTTCAAGTGTTTCATTGGCCCATATTTTCTTTCCTTTTCTTTCTCCACTTAAATTTAGGGCTTCTACTATATTGTTTTCTTTGCTAAATTTAAGAGCCACTTCTTTAACTTCTGATTTTTTATATATACCATATATTTCTACAGATATATCTTTTCCGTGAACTTTCAAATGGTTATTCCAATACACTCCTGAACCTTTATATTTTAATAAACCTTCTTTAGTGAAATATTTTGTAGTTTTACCAAAATATTTTAATCCTGTTTTGTTGTGTGTAAATATGTATAAACAAACTAGTTGATTTTCTTTTTCCATAATAGTATCCTATAAATTAAATTCATAAGAGTGCAAGAATTGAACGGACTTACATTTGATGTGTATGTAGGAGAAGTCCGTTCAAAGAGCAACTACATACACATCAAATATCTCTTATACTATTATTTATATTGAACTAATTTGTCGTCTTTGTGTTTAGTCAAAGTGGCTATTTTGTCGTTTGTTGAATTCGTTTCATTGATTTCTTCAATAAATTTTGGTATATTTGTCATTTGGTATTTCCTTTTTATGTTTTTGTTAATATAATTATAACAGAATAATCTTAAAAGAAACTTTTATAGCGTTTCTTTTAAAGTTTCAATTACTTCTTCAAGTGTTTCAATTCTTGCTTCTAAACCATCTAATGCTTCAAAATATTGATTTTCATAATTCTCATCAAATTCTGCTTGTGTTATTTCCATTTGTTTTGTGAATTTTTCAATTAAATATTTAGTTTCCATATTTACTCTCCCTCCTCACAGCAACATTCTGCATAATATTCACATTCATACTCACATCCACATTCGTCACAAGAATACATAGTCACTTCTTCTTGAAGCTCTGATAACGCTTGGTCAAAAGCAATTGGGTCCATTTCTTTTAGAATATCAAATCTTGAAAAAGAATATCCAGCTATAATAACATCACCTTCACAATCTAATAATTGTTCTAATTGTTCTTCTAACTCTTCATCTGTATATTTTTTTGTAGTAAATTCTGTAACTGAAGCCATGTTAATCCTTTTATATGTTTTATTAATATTATTATAACATAATATACTTAAACCAATATTAAATTAATTCTTAATATGGCAATGCAAAATAATATAACATATAACCTATTAGTATAGAAGTCAAAAATATTACAAACAAACCACCAAACAAAATAACTCCAACTATTTCTGCTTCCTTTTCAGTAAGACCTAATGAATTCCTTTTTAAGGGCTTTATAGTATTTGTTTTAGGTTTCTCTTTTGGCTTCTCTTGTTTTATTTGATCTTCTTCAAGATTATAAAATATATCGTCTATTTCTTTTATATCATCAATATAACTCATAAGAAATACTCAGGATGTGTTTCTTCCATTTCTTCTAGGAATTTATCTTTAAAATCAGTTTTAAGTTCTTTTAGTAAAGAACTTCTTTCTCTCGCTATTTCTTTCTCTCTTTTTAATAATTCTATATATTTTTCCATTTTTTCTGAATATTCTGATTTTGATGCAAATTCATTGAACATAAATTCCATTTCTTCATCTGTTTTATTGCTTTTTTGTACAGCAAATTTATTGATATTATCATAGGTTGTAAATACTAAATGCATATTTTCTCCTTATATAAAATATTCTGGGTTTTCTTTTTCAAATTTCCAAAGTTTCAATCTTCCATCGAGTTCCAAATGAATAATAAAATTAGAGCCATATAAAAATTCTAATGTTAAATCTTTATGAAGTAAATGTAAACCTATATTCCTTAAATTAGAAGTTATAATTTTCTTTATCCTATGCTCGGTCAAACCAATAACATTAAGATTTTTTAAAATTCCTTCCTCTTTTAGTAATAAATTAAATTTTTTTGAAATCATCTTCTTTTAGTCCTATATAAAATATTCTGGATTTTCTTTTTCAAAAATAACTAATTTATTTTCTAATTTTTCTGAAATAAAAATATCAAAAGAATATGCTTCTGTTAGCATCTGAACTTTTATATCTGATGGCACAGTATGAATTTGTAGTTCTTTTAATTTTATTATGATGAAATCGATTATTTTATTACTTGTTTCTTCACTCATAATCTCATATATAAAATTCTCTAAAATCTCATCACCAATTAATTCAACCAATAATGTTGCTGGTTTATGCATATTTTCTCCTAGATGAAATATTCAGGATATAAATACTCAGCATCTTTTTTGGATAGCCACTTAAATTTTCTACTGTCTCTAACTTTTTTGTTATTCTTATATATTTATCAGAATCTTCGTCATAATAATATTCATACCACCTGACCGAATTTGACCTAGCTGGGTGTGTTGCTTTTGAAGCAGCCTCAAAAAGCTTTTCTGTTTTAATTTCTAGCCAAAAATTATCATTTTTGGCTATTTTATTATAATATTTATCATACCAAGCCATCTTTTGTTCCTTAATTAAACTTATACGAGAGTATTGAAAAATACTCTCTAATAAATCTATTTTAAATTATAGATAAATTGACTTTTCTCGCTACCAACAAAAGTTGGTGTTACACCATTCCAGGTTTGGATTGCATTATTTCTAAGAATTTTATCTGTCAAAGACTCACTCACAAGCTTATTCGCTTTCGCTTGAGCTGTTGCTTCAAGTAAGATTGCTTCACCTTTACCTTGGGCTTGAATTTTTACTGCATTAGCTTCACCTTGAGCCTTTGCTTCTCTTGCTTTTGCCTCATTTTGTGCTTTTCTAATAAGTTCTTCTGATTTAAGAGCATCTTGTTTTGCAGCCTGAACTTCTAGCATTTTATCGGCAATTTTCTTAGGAACGATAATGTCCTTAAGGTTAATATTTACCAGCTTAAAATAAGGATTTTTAGCATAACTTTCATTTAGTTTGTCAGTTAAAAATTTCTCAACTTCAGGTCTCTTATCCATAATAGTATCAACACTAAATCTTGAAATCGTTGCTTGTACAGCTTCTCTATTTACCTGTTTAACTTTTTTATAAAATGCATTTTCAAAATCACCATCATTCTTATACATTTCTGCAAGTTGGTCTGCTACAGGTTTTACCTCAATACTCAATGCTAATTTGATAGGAATACCTTTTTTATCTAGTCCTTGAAGCACTGGTTCAAAAATCAGTAATTCAGAATCTGCTTTATCTGCTTCTGTTCTTGAATAGTTAATCAACTTTGGTCTAATTGTATCAATCGTCATACTCTGATAAAACGGAATAAAAAAGTGATAGCCTGGTTGAACCTCTGTCATATCATATTTCGTACCAGTCTTCATCACTCCTCGTTCTCCATCATTTACAATAGCAAATCCTGTTTTTGTTACTGCCATAAAACCTAGTGTTAGCACTATAATCAATGCCCCTATAAATGTTGCTCCAAGAGCTTTAATCATTTTTTCCATATTTTTCTTTCCTTTTTAATTATTATTCATTATTCATTATTCATTTAACCTTTAAGGTGCCTCCATACAGTTTACCCGAGTAATTTAAAGCTTACATCATGATAACCTCTCTATTTTAAATTTTTCATTATTTTCATAAAAACTAACAATATCATTTAAATCCTGAATAGAATATTCTGATATTACTATGTCCTTAAATAATTTTGTTTTCTTGTTAATTATTCTTAAAATTTTAAACATATTCTTTATCCTTTTCGTTTTTCTTAACCATCGCTTGGGCAAAATATCCCGACTTTTCAAAAGGATTTCCATATAATACCCAACCTTTTCTGAGCTTTTTGTTTACTGCTTTTTTGAAATCATCAAGAGATGCATAAACTAATGTGTATTCAGAATAATTTTCTAACATTTTAATCCTTCTAAGAATTTATTGCAAGCATCTTGTATATCATTCATAATACCAATTTGTCTTTCTGTTAATTCTTTCCGTTCTTCACGTAGGAATGAAATAAGCTTAATTGTTTTCTTTGCGTAACTTTCACCTGGTTGGTCCAAAATATTACTTAATCTATCTAGCAATTTAAGAGTAAAGGCATATTGAGACATTCTTGACATTTTAAGTTTTAGGTATTCATTCTTGCCTAATTTTTTTACCATAACATCATCGCTTGTTAGCTCCATAACCAATGAAGCAGTCAAAGGACCAAACTCTCTTTCAATCTCTTGATATGTACAATCTGTATCTTCTAATGTATCGTGAAGCAATGCTGCGCATTTAAGCTCGTCTATATGTTTTGAAGTTCCTTTATATTTCTGTACCAATTCCATAACTATAATAGGGTGTGTAACATAAGGCAAACCAGAACCTCTGCGCACTTGTCCTTTATGTTTTTCTGACGCAAATTGGATTGCTTTTAACACTAACATCTCTTTCTCCTTTTTATGTAACAATTATAGCTTAATAAACATTAAAGTAAGCTTAATTTTTAAGCGATTTGAATATTTTTACTGAACTTTCAACAGAAAATACAATTAAAGTTAAAATCATTCCGCCAGTAAGCTGACCAAGTATTGTTCCTATTGTGATGTAATTAAAAAAACTTAATATGATTGAGATTAAAATTATAAAGAATGTGATTTTAACTACTTCTAATGTCCATTTCATGTTTATCCTTTATTTCTTCTATAATTATAATATAATAGACATTAAAGCAAGTTTAAATTATATGTATTTTGCCCATGATTTATTTTTATTTTTAAATTTGGTTTTATAATAAGTATATCTGTTGTGAATTTTTAATTTAATACCTAAAATATTGAATAAAATCAAAGTATAAAAACAACTAATTTTTTCTAGTATTGTATTGCATTTCATGTCATCTCCTTTTAAATTATTACTTCAGGATAAGTATTTTCAAATTCTTTTAATTTCATCCCATATCTTTCTGAAAATAAAGCATCTAACATGAGATAAAATAATGTATTAGGATCTTTTATATTAATATTTCTTGTCCTAAAACTCAAATCAATTGTCATATTAGAAATGCCTTGAAAGGTTGTTTCATATCCGCCTAATGTATCGTGAATAACATCATTATCTATATTGATGTCAAAGCCAGAAAATAGTAATGAATTTTCCCTAAAAGCCTCTTCATATTTTGCCAATGGATTATTATATGTCTCACTCATAAAAACCATCCTTTTCAAGTTCTTTAATTTTGAATGTCATTCTATGTTGTTCATTAAATCCGTGTTTTCTGATTGCTTCAATATGTTTTTTGGTGGCATAGCCAGCATTATTTTTCCAATCGTATTCAGGATATTTTTCATCCCATTCTTTCATTCTTTTGTCTTTTTCAACCTTGGCTATAATACTTGCGGCAGCAACAATAGAAACCTTAGCATCTGCTTTTACTAACATTTCTAAACCTTGAACACCATGAGCATTATTGCCATCATAAATAAATTTTAAACCCTTGAAATGATTAAGAATTTTTTCAAGGGCAGTTCTACAAGCTTCCTCTTTTCCATTTTCATCAATATACTTAGGGAAAATCTCAACAACCTGATAATCCACAACCTTAATAACTTCATCATAAAGTTTTTCTCTTTTTTTCTTAGACATAGATTTGCTATCATTAGCAAAGGAAATATCTTCAATACTCTTATCTGATTTAATCTTAGCACCAACGAAAATTAATGATCCTGACACGTTTCCTAAACCAGCTTCATCAATGCCAACATAGTTTTCATAGAATTTATCTAATTCTTTCAGCTTTGTCACAATAAATCTCCTTACCATATAGGATTTTTGAATTTATATATTATAACTAATATATACTTAATATAAATATTTAAAAAGGTAATAATTATGTTTATAGAAATGAAACAAAAAGATATTAAGATACTAAAAGAAAAATTATGGATTAAAAATAATAAAAAATGCCCTGTCCTAGACAAAGAAGTTCCTCTTGATAAAATGGCACTGGATCATGCACATAAAAGGAAAGATGAAGAATATAGTGAAAATAAAGGAGTTATTCGTGAAGCTCTTGATTTCAGAACTAATGCTGTTTTAGGGAAACTTGAGAATTCACTGAAAAGATCTGGATTAAGCTATGCTGATGATTTTGATTTACCAACTTTTTTGAGAAATGCGGCTGATTATTTTGAAAGAGGAGCCTATGTAGATGAAGATGGGAATTATTATATCCACCCAAATGAAGTTAAGAAAAATCCTAAGCTTACAAAACAAAGCTATAATAGATTAAAAAAAGTATATGATAAAAAGGCCAAATTTCCAGAATATCCAAAATCCCAAAAATTATCCAAAAAATTAAAAGAATTATTTGAAGAATATAATATTGAACCAGGATTTTATAAATAATAGTATATAAGAGGTTTTTCTGTTATATACTATATCCTCATTCCCGACTATATAGTATATAACAGAATTAAGTCGGGAAACTTACTCTTATAAATTAATTATAGGAGTCTTTAAATGACTACAGAAATAGATGAATTCAATGCAATAAAATATGGTGCACTATATATAAAAATAATACAAAAAGCTAAAAATGAATATAGAACAAAACTTAAAAAAGATAACCCTTTATATATATGTATATGTATTATGAGTCTCATCATATTTTACCAAAATCTTTATACCCAGAATATAAAAATCTTAAAGAACACCCTTCAAACGGAGTTTTGCTAATAGCAAGAGAACATTTTATATGTCATATATTATTAATGAAACATTATAAAAAATTAAATAATAAGAATGCTTATATAAAAATGTCAAAAGCCTTGCATAGATTAAGTTCAGATGGAAAACATAATTCAAAATATATGAAAGCCTTAAACTTAACTTATCTCATACAGAGGAAACTAAAGAAAAAATGAGGGGAAGAGTAGTTACAAAGGAACAAAGAGAAGTGCTAAGACTGGCGAATTTAGGTAAAAAACAAAGCAAAGAAACAATTAATAAACGAGCGAACAAACTGAGAGGTATGAAAAGAAGTAAAAAGGTTGGTGAAGAAATAAGCAAAAGACAGAGGGTACAAATAATCCACTTTATAACCCCTTTACTATATACGATAACAACAATAACCCGATATTAACATTATTATATAATCATAGAGAAATTTAAAATACTTAAATTTACCAAGCACATTGATGTATACAAGTATTGATAATGGACTATACGCGATATGCGATAATAAAAAACTATCATTCTTAAGGAACAATGGAAATATTAGATATAAAGGATATTATATCGAGAAAATCAGGCAAACCAACAAAGGCATTGATTGAATTATTTGAAAAATATCAAATAGACTTGTATAATTAATTATAAAGAGTCAAGTGCTTCCTGATTTAATTCAACCCTAATCTCTGAATTTCCTGCTGAACTTTGTCCAAAAGCTGAGATTTCCGTAAAGCTATCGTTGGCTTTTTTCTGAGCCTTAATTGCTTGAATGTTTTTCTTAAATTTTATTATAAGTTCATCGCCTTCAATATCCCAGGATAAAAATCCTGGTTGCTTTTTCATAAAATCTTCAAGGAATTTCCAACTTCCTGATGCAATATTGCTTTCAATTATATATTCTCTAAATGTTTTCATATTTAATCCTCTATAATAGCAGTTATTTTTTCTTTGACTTCTCTGAGCACCTCTGCAGCTGCTTGTCTGATTTCTTGCGGTGTTGCTAATGTCGTAAATTTATCTATTGCTGGAATTGAACCAAAACCAGACGGCACATAACCATTTTCTTTTTTTGCTACGGCGTCTTTAATTTGTTGATATATTGATTTTGAATCCCAACCAGATGTATCTTTCATAAAATCACTAAATTCTTTTTCAACATACTCGTGTCTCCAATTAGATTGAGATTTGTCATCAACAATTTTATCTAACATGTTCATAGCACCAACTAAGTCACCCTTGTTAATTTTTTTAGTGATTTTTGTTGTAAATAATACTTTTGCTTTTTCAAAAAGGACTTTCATATCTTTTTCAATAAGTTTAGATAATTCATAAGCAACATCGTTTCCGTTTGCTCTATCATCATATCCATGTTTAGAAGTTGGTTGTGCTACTGTAGCACCTTTTTCAGAAATATAATAAGTTTTTACTCCTTTGAAATATGAAAGTGCTTTTATTGCAGAACTTTCTGTCCATTCTGCAACTTTGCTTCCATCGGCACCTATTTGATAAATTTTATACTCGTCTTTTTTATAATCCCAGCCTTTTGACTGTGTTTGAATAGCAAAATACATCATTGCACCATCAAAACCAACAACGACTACAGCATTTGCTCCTTTGCTTCTCATTAAATCAGTAACTTCTTTTTTCTTTGTTTTGGCTGTAAATTTTGCGTTAGCATCGGGAACAACCTCACTCCATTTTTTACTTATACTACCATATATTGTTTTTATTTGCTCTTTAGTAGCACCTAATGCACTTATTGTGCTTGACTCATTTAACAATGAGTATTCTTTGAATGTTTTCATTTAATTCGCCTATTTAGTTTGTAGTTCATTTAATAATGCACCAAGAGTAATCTCATCAATTACTTCACAATCTATTATTCCTTGATTTCCATTAGTTACTACTGCAGCTATGTCTCCATCCATTTTATAAGTTACTTTATAAGTCTGCTCATCGCCGAAGGGTCCAGCTATCTTCTTATCTTTTTTTACCTCATAAGAGATAGAAGTTCCTTTTACTTTGCCATTAGCTTCATTTGTTATTGCGTATTCTTTAAATGTTTTCATTTAATTCTCCTTTTTTTTATTATTTATAAAAATGGTATATAGTTATATACAGAAACGTCTGCCACATATGTTTTTGCCTTTTTATCCCATCTATATCCCAAATCGCCTAGAAATTTTTCAAATCGTTTTTTGCCATCGTATAATTTCTGA